ACCTAAAGGTGTTTATGCCAGTGTTAGTAGTGCGGCTGCTGACATGGGAATGACTTTCTGCGGACTTACATACCATATTAAACGCAATTCACCAGGATATGGATATATTACAGAAGATGAATATTTAATTAGGTCAGCAGTATTAAATAAAAGTGAGACTACAGAGTAGTCTCACTGTTACGATAACTGTAGCCCCGGGTAGAAATACTTGGGGCTTTTTTACGACTAAAGTATTAGATAATACTTTCGTATTACTTTTTTAATTGGCCTAAAATCGTTTTGATGTTATACTACATACTTCAACAACAGAACTTAGGAGTTCAAAATGGACCTAATGGCAATTATGCGTGAAAACGCTAACGCTCGCAAAATTATTCTTAGCCAAAATGTAGCAGAAACTGCTCGCAAATATGGTTTGGCATTAAGCGATGCTCGTAAATTACACAATTACGCCGCTATGTTAGACTGCGTTTAATTGACACGAATTGACACTTCGTGTATAATCAATACATAGACAGTAAAAAGCACTTCGCAGAATAAGCCTGTCTAACTAATCAGGAGATTACAAATGGGACAAGCAAAAAATCGCAAAGCAGAGATCGCAGAACTTAAAGCAAAAAAGAGTTCTATTACACTTATGCCTTTAAGTGATGATAATCTTTATCAAGGTAAGACGCACGGTGAATATATTCGTGCTAATAGCATTCCAAATGCCATTATTACTGGCACGGTGTTCAACGCAGAGTTAGCCATCCCACTTAAAGTGGCTGTTATGGTCACTACTGATGTTAAAGATCAGCAAGCCAAATCATTTGGTGAGTTATGGTGGGCTATGCCAGAAAATAAAGGCCCAAAGTTCTTTATTTGGTTGCCACTGAATGATATGAAAGAAATGACAGCAAGTGGTTTAGAACGACTTGGTCAAGGTGCTCAAGGCAAAATGGTTTCTCACTTGGTTGATTTGTTAGACATAACAGAAATGTTCAAGGCAGGTATGAAGCGTATGTGCGAACAAGATCCAACTTATGTTAGTGCCTTTAATAATTTGGGTCATAACTTTGGTGACAAAATTATGGCTTCCGCTTAATTTGACACGAATTCGCTGACATAGTATAATCATTACTATGTTAGCGATAACATACACACTTAACTACTTTAGAAAGTTCTGTATAAATAAGTATTGTAGCAGGCAATTTAGACATATATTCCTTTATATTCCTTTCTAAGTATTTGCCAAAGTACCCCAAGTCCTGTTACACTGAAAAGCCCTTTTACTGCCGTTTGGGGGCTTTTCTTTTGGCTGAATTTTGCTTGATTTAACTGCAAATTTAGTTTATAATGATAAATAAAATAACATTAAAGGAGATATATGTTAAATCAAAATTTATTCAATTACGAAGAAGAACGCAGAGAAGCTATTGCCTGTAATAATATTGCACTATGGCATCAACTATTCAAAGAAGAACAACTACAACTAGCACGACAAGAATACTATTTTCAAAAGATGCTTGATGATGATATGGAACGTTGCTTGCGAGGCTTTTGATGAAGCAATACTTATACACACTGGTATTTGATGCTGATCCCAAGCCTGTGGTATTTTATGTGGGCAGGACCAATGATCCTGAGCGCAGATTTAAAGAACATAAATTAGCGGTTAAAAATCATGAGCATACAGAATACAAATATACTTGGGCAAGACAACTTGAAGAAGTTGGACTAACTTGGGACTTGGTTGTCATTGATGAAATCGAAGATGATGAAGACAGTGAATATGCTTGGGTACTTAGATTTGCCCGTGATAATCAAGAACGCGAAATTACATTCTTTGATGACTTGCCTTTGACTAACATGAAGGCAGGAGATTTTTTAACTGAACTTATTAAGATCCCTTCAATCCAAACTAAGCAGGATATTCGCGAATATAGAAACGCACAAGCTATTCGTGCTATTACATATGAACGTGATGGTGGAGGCACAGGAGAGCATACTCTGCAAGGTAAAAAGCACATTGAAGAAGCACATCGCATAGCATTACAATTGGCTGTAGAAGAAAATAATAAAAAACTTAATAAAATTACAAGAACAACAAATCCAATGAGCGAGGAAGAAGTTCGTAAACAAAATAGTTTATTATTGAAGCGAGAATTATTAGAAGGGTGTATGTCGTGGGCAGAATATAATCAGGAAATGATTCGTATTGGATATCCTGCGTGGACTGAAACTAAGCCGCAATTGCTGAATAGATAGATAAATAAGTGTGTAGACGCAATGTTTACTGTATTCTTCTATTCGTCGTAGAAAAAAAATCTCACAAAACCCAATAAGGCCTTCAATGGCCTTAAAGGGTGAGTAAAGCAGTGAGATGCTAAACTCAAAAGACGAATACAAAGAATACACGAGTATTCTCCTTTTATTCGCACAAGGAGAAAAATATGACTACATTAGCTGATATTAGATGGAAGCTATATTCGCAATCTGCGATTGATGAAAAATCAGAAGTTAAATGGACAGTTTTAAGTAATGAAAATAATATTACTGTGAATACCTATGACTGTGAAGAAGACGCAGTTAAGGAAGAGTTTATTAAAAGATGTTCCGGATATGAAACTAAAATTTATTCGCCAGAATATATCCAAACTGAAGTTAATAGATTAATAAAAATAAGAAAAGAACACGAAGAACGAGTTAATGCTACTGGAGGTAGTAGTAGAGTTAATTTAGCAAAAGTAATGGACAATGATGTTTTATTATGTGGGCATTGTGATAATGAATATACTCATATGTATAAAATTGAAATATTTGATAGAAAAGAAGATTCTAAAACTGGTAAACATTTAACATATACAATGGGAGAAGTTATGCCAGGAGATTGTTGGGCAATGGCAGACGGTAATGGATCTCTCAAAACAGATAACGATTTATTAGCAAATCCTAGTCCTAGAAGAGAAGGTATACGTTTAACTTATGTCTGCGAAAGTTGTGGAAAAGATACTCATATAACATTTGCTCAACATACAGGTATGACACATACAGGTGTAATATGATAGATAATATTTTACAACAACAATCTACTTGGAGATATTGTAGAGTACGTAGTGGTGAAAAGAAACCTTATCCCGCAGATTGGCAAAATAATCCTTTAACATTAGATCAAGTCGATAGTGGTAACATAGGACTTATACTTGGTCCATTAGGTAATGGTATTTGTGCTATTGACTTTGACGGTACTACTGCTTGGAGTTGGGCCATTGAACACGATATTGATATTAAAATATTAAAAAGTGTTTCGTGGACTAGCGGAAAAACAGATCGTTGTCAGATGGCATTCTATGTTCCTAAAGAATATTGGCCCTATCTTAAAACTAAGAAAATTGTTACTAAAGAACCAAGTTATGTTGGTGCTAAAGATGGCGAAGGATTTGAATTTAGATGGGCTGGAGGACAAAGTGTATTGCCTCCTAGTATTCATCCAGATACAGGTAAACCATATGATTGGATTATAGATGCTACTAATACTGTAGATACTATTCCAGATTGTGTATTGGCTGCTTGGTTAGAAGAAATTAATAAGCAAATAATAGACGAAGTAATTGATACAACTCCAGAAGTTAGTATTGAAGAATTAGATCAATTTGAAGTTAATGAAGCTGAATCTATTTTAGAAATATTAAAATCTAAACGTCCAGCTTTAACCTATGATGAATGGCGAACAGTTTGTTGGGGACTAGCACATCACGTAGGTAGAGGGGCGGCACACGTATTAATTACAAAATATTATCCAGAACAAAAAACTGGAGAATACAACAACTTATTTAAAAGTTGGAATAAATCTAAAAGTCCAAAGATTGGCAGTTTGATGTTTATGGCAGGATTAAAAGGATAAGATATGATTGATGATGACGAATTATTAAATGATTTGGATATTGAAGGCGAATTAGATTTGGCAGATATCCAAGCAAAGAAAAAAGAATTAGAAGCACAAGAACTTAGAGCAAAAAGCGGTAAGAAAGATAAAGTAGAACTTAGTAAACAGTATAGAGCTTTTCATAATGCTAAAAAGATTTATGATGAGTTTAATTTAAGTTTACATAGAGATCAAAGTCCTAGATATTTTTACAAATTGTTAACTACAAAAACAGATAAGAAGAAAAATATTATCCGAGTACAAGATGTAAGATATTTTAGTCACGGTAGTTTATATCCAAACTTTGCTGAATTAGAAAGTAATTTAAGCAAAGTATATTTGCGTAAGATGATTGAGGGCGGAGATCTTAAAATACAACGCCCTAGCGGAGAAATTGAACAGCATACTTTTGAACGTAGAGTTTATGATAAAATGACTAATACTACACACGAAGTTGATGAAAAAACTTATAACTTAGTTGATCTTACAAATAAACTACAACCACAAGAAGTTGCTGATGCTGTATGTCCATTAATTGTTAAAGCATTATTATATTCAATTACTGGTAATGTTATTAATTGGAATGAGGAAACTAAATCTTGGGATTGTAATAAGCCCGATACTTTAGAATGGTTTGAAAAATGGATGTATGGTGCTGTTCACGCTAATATTGGCGATTTTAGTATGAGTATGCCTATTATATTTGGTCCAGGTAAGGTTGGTAAAAATGCTTTATTTGATATTATTTTTAGACAACTATTAGGAACTTGGTGCTGTTTTAGTGGAACTTGGGATATTATTGATAGTAATTTTACTGCTTTTAAACTAGGTAAAACTTTTATATTTGTGGATGAAATCCCTGAACGTAGTGAATGGACAAAGATTAAAAATGCTACAGGTAGTTTAATTAGTTTTGTTAAAGAAAAATACGGTCCAGAGTTTGAAATTGATACTTGTATCATTTATGCTATGGGTAGTAATAATCATACTTTCCCTTTACCGTTTGAAGACGGTGAACAAATGAGTCGTGTAAGTCCTATTAAAACAACTACTGAAAGCACTTTTGCTGGAAATGTAGTAAAAATGTTAAACAAAGAATACGAAGGACAATTTGACGAACCATTTGTTGATATGATTATTAGAGCCAGTGATAATGATCCTTCTACAATGACAGACTTCCAAAAAGGTGATTATATTTTAAGACATCTGATGGCAGGAGAGTGGCAAGGTAGAGATTGTGCTCAACAAACTTTAAATTACTTACATAATAAGTTTGGTGGTAGCACTTTCCAATTAAGTCCGTTGCGTAGTACTGACTGGGCGGATATTAAAGAAACTAAAGTTAATGGTGTTGAACTAACTGCGGCATTTGTTAATGCTCATCAACCCGATATTATTACACATAGTGAACTTTATGAAATTTATACTGTGGCTGTTGGAGAACCTAATAGATTAAAAACTAAACAAAATATGATGGCAGATATCAAACAATCTATTGTGGATATGGGCTATGAATATAAACGTAGTGCGTATATTGACGGCGGTATTAGAGATAACTTGTTTATTAAAACTACTGCTAAAGCTACGATGCTTAATCATAAACTTAATATTGAAAAATATATTAAAACTGAAATGGTTAGCGGTAAGCAAACTAAATTTTTAATATGGCCTGAAGAAAAAGAGCATTACGACGAAGTTCAAAATAATCTTTTTAAAACTGTTACGGTTGAGGATTTAGTTAAAAAAATGAAAAAATAACGCACTCTTTTAGTGCGAGGTGCGTAAAAACCGTGAAAAGTGCGTAATTCAAAACCAGCATTGTAGGCACCGCAAATGCGGTTTGTGCTTAAAAAGTAAGCAAATTACGCACATTACGCAATTACGCACCTAGTTTTAAAACTTTTAGAAAACGCGAAATTTACAGGAAATAAAGGAATAAAAATGAAATACAGAATACAACAAACAATTATATTAGAAACTTTAGACAACGAAACAGTTAAAGATATTGTGTTTAAAGAACTTGATGAACAAGAGTTCTTAGTAGAACTACTAAAAAATCCACAAATGCCATATTGGGCTACTGCGGAAGATGGTACACGTAGTTATTACAAAAATGGAAAGTTGCTGGCCACAGTTAAAGGCAGCACGGTAATTAACCATTATTTTAATAATTGATGCTAAATACTTTATAAGGAAATGATATGCAATTTGAGTTTATGAGCCAAACTTGGACAATTAGAGACGCCGAACCCAGGGAACTCACGGACTGTCTTGGATTATGTGATCCAAGAACAAACACTATTATAATAGATCCAGAATTACAGGGATGGGTCAAGCTACAAACAATCTTTCACGAAATATTTCATGTCTGGGAAATAACACTGAACCAATGTCTCAGCGAAGGACAGGTAGATGTATTAGCCACTGCAATGTTGCATTGTTTGAGAGAAAATCCAGAACTGGTGCGTATGATTGAGGAACAAGAATAATGGCTAAAATTGCACATTGGTATAAAACACAGCCAGGTTATGTTGAACATGGACCTTGGGGCTGGGATGATCTACGCCTTTGGTCAAAGATCAAAAAGACTGACAATATTGATGACTGCTGGCTCTGGTCTGGGGCAATGAGCCCCACGGGCGCACTTATGGGTGCTTGGAAAAACAATGGACGACGGCAAATGACGCAGGCACGACGCTTAGTTTGGATGTCAGTGAACAAAGAAGATGTTACACCATATAGAGTAACAATGCTGTGTCAGCAACAGAACTGCTTAAATCCCAATCATTTTGAAATTAAACCAACAAACAGACCGGATAAGAACATATGACAATTATTGAGACACGCATAGCTACCTACGCATTTGCAGGCATGAATGAAGATGAAGAAAATGAACTTAAAGATGTATGTCAACGTTTTGCTAGAGACATGACTTTTAGTTTCGAGTATGAATATTACTCAGTATGGTTTGAAGAACATGCTTGGCTTAACGCTAACCTAGCATTACCTGGCATTGACACAATATTAAAGAGAGTACCTTGATGTCTAGACCCCCAGCAACAACAATACTATCTACAAACTTAGATGATTACACAGGCATTGAAGTATTAAATGCTGAAAGTTTATACACAGTATTATATAAACAACAACCAATTAATGTTAAAAACAAATATTGGAATGCACAAGGTCAGTTTAACAAATATCAAAGAACAACTTATCCCACAGCCAAGCCAGCAGTGAATCTAGCAAAGAAATTGAATGAATTATTCTTCACTGACGAATTTACTGTGAAGAAAATTTTGTAAAAAAGGATTAAATATGAATACAGAACAATTAGTAATCAACACAGAAGATTACAAATTAAAAGTTAAAAAGTCTTGGGTTGAGGCAACCAGTGTATGGCACATACAAATACTAAGTCAAAGTATATTTGACAATAGATTTGAAATGTTTCTTACTGACGACCAACTACAAGCATTTAAGGATAGTCTATAATGGCAGTTCATGAAGGAACTAAAATAGTCACAGGATTGGTTGTAGGTCGTAATAAAATAGTAGTGCCACCTGAAGAAGTTGAGGACTTGGCCGCAATAGGCTGCACCAACAGAGATATTGCTAATTGGTTTGGCATCAATGAAGATACATTAGTATATAGTTTCAAGCCCTATTTAGTAAAGGGCAGGGAAAACTTAAAGATCTCATTGCGCAGAGCAATGCTTAAGAATGCCTGTGTAAACTTAAATGCCGCAGTTCAAATCTTCTTAGCGAAAAACATGTTGGGAATGAGCGACAACGGTATGACTTCGGACTCTAGTAAGGTATTACCATTTACTGATGATGATGAAAAGCCTACAGCAGAACAATTAGAAGAACTCAAAGAAGAATATAATGAGATTAAAGAATAATCTCACAAACGATATTTGCTACAAGGGAACAAAATGAAATATCAAGAACGATTTAATACAAAATATAAAATAGATCCAGCAACAGGATGCTGGAATTGGCAAGGAAGCCGAGACAGCGAAGGCTATGGAGTATTCTGGGATAATACCGTAAAGAATAATCGCAGAGCACATAGAGTAAGTATGGAACTAAATGGAACTCCAATACCTGATCACTTACATACTTTACATCAATGTGATAATAAAAGTTGTGTAAATCCTGCACACTTAAAAGCAGGAACAACACAAGAAAATAGTCAAGAAGCCCGCGACCGAGGCTTATTAAAAGATATGACTAATAAGCGCAAAGCATATATTAAATCTCTAACTATTGAAGAATTTAATAATTGGACTAAAAGATTTGACGATAAATCAGGCCGAGCATTGGCTAATCTAACAACAGCATTGAATTGGAGAGCAGAATGAATTACCAGATTATAAACGGTCATAGTGCTGAAGTATTAAAGACATTTCCTGATAATCACTTTGATAGTATAGTCACAGATCCTCCATATCTTATTGGATTTCTTGGCAAAGAATGGGACGCCAAAGATAACTTTCAATTAGATGTCTATCAAGAATGTCTGCGTGTGTTAAAACCAGGAGGACATATACTTGCGTTCAGTGCAGCCAGAACATATCATCATCTTGCTATAACATTAGAACAGGCAGGCTTTGAGATCCGTGACCAGATCATGTGGATCTATTCAAGTGGCTTTCCTAAAAGTCAGGATGTTGGCAAACAGTTAGATAAAAAGAAAATTGATAATGAGTGGAGTGGTTGGGGCACAGCACTCAAACCAGCACACGAACCAATAGCACTGGCCCGCAAGCCTATTAAAACTAGTATCAAGGACAATGTGTTAAAGTATGGTGTAGGTGCGTTGAATATTGATGCTACGAGAGTGCCTTATGATGGTGATAAACCTAAACCTGCTACATTTAAGAACGGAGTAAGTTATCGCCAACACACTGAAGAGTTGTATGAAAAAGAAGTTGAACATACAACAGAAAGAACACAAGAATATAATGATGGCGGTCGCTTCCCCAGTAATGTCCTCGGTGAAATACCAGACTATCAAAAGTATTTCTACTGTCCTAAAGTTAGCCGTAGAGAGAGACATATTGGGTTTGATCTCTCAGAGATTCCCACAGATCCCAGTGGCAAATATGACAACGGCGGTTATTCAGGTAATCAAGAAACGCTTAAAGCCGCAGGCAACAATCACCCCACGGTCAAGCCCATTGAACTAATGAAGTATCTAATCAAACTTGTCACACCACCAGGCGGACTAGTCCTAGATCCATTCAACGGTTCTGGATCAACAGGCTGTGCCGCAGTGGAGTTAGGTCATGAGTATGTAGGCATAGAACTTGATCCTGCCTATGTTGAAATAGCCAAAAAGCGTATTGAAGCGTGGAATAAACAAGACACAGCGTTTAGTGAGATATTTGAATAATGGCTTTATCTAAAGCACAGCGTATGATTGCAGATTGTCCTATGCGTTTTCGTGTAGCGGTTTGCGGCAGGAGATTCGGGAAAACTCACTTAGCAATCAGAGAACTTGCCAAATACGCCAGTCAACCTGATCAGCGTGTTTGGTATGTTGCACCTACATACAGAATGGCTAAACAGATTGTGTGGAAGAAACTTAAAAAGAAACTTCTTTCAATCAACTGGGTTAAGAAAGTAAATGAGCAGGATCTAACATTAGAATTAGTTAATGGCAGTGAAATAAGTTTGCGTGGTGCTGATAATTATGATAGTTTACGCGGTGTAGGATTAAACTTTATCTGTTTAGATGAGGCCGCCGACATTGATCAAGAAGCGTGGTATGAAGTATTACGCCCTACGCTGGCAGACACTGGAGGACACGCATTATTCTTAGGCACACCAAAAGGTATGAATTGGTTTAAAGAGTTGTATGACAACTTTACAACTAAAAAGAACTGGATGAGTTTTCAATTTACCACAATTGATGGAGGTAATGTTCCTGAAGAAGAAGTAGCACAGGCTCGTGAAGACTTAGATGCAAGAACATTCAGTCAAGAGTTTTTAGCAACATTTGAAAACTTTAGCGGCATCATTGCTTATGCTTTTGGCACTCATAATATCAAGCCCTCAGATCCAATAAGCCCTACAGAAACTCTTATACTAGGCACTGACTTCAACGTTAATCCAATGTCATGCACAGTTATGCGACGCACCCGAGATGGATTACATTGTATAGATGAAATTGTTTTATATAGTAGTAATACTAATGAACTAATTGATGAGATCCGTAATAGATATCCCAGAAATCCTATACAGATATTTCCAGATCCTGCTGGCGTTCAACGCAAGACATCAGCTAATGGCAACACAGATATTAAAATACTTGAGAACGCAGGATTTACAGTGAGATATCATAGGCAGCATCCTCAGGTCAAAGATAGAATAAATGCTGCCAACAGTTTGTTCTTTTTGCGTGATGATAACACTACAAGATTCTATGTAGATCCAAAGTGCAAACATACTATTAAGAGTTTACAGCAGTTTTGCTACAAAGAAGGCACGCAGATACCTGACAAGGATAGTGGATTTGATCATCAATTTGACGCATTAACTTACGCAATACAGTTTTTATTCCCAATCAACAAAGAGCAAGAAAGAGTTGCTCCGAGAGCATTCGGCCACGCATTAGCATAAGAAAGAAAATATGGCAAGACCATTTGGATCAAAGAATAAAGGAACACATTTATTGTGTTCAACTCCAGCATTTAAGAAGTTTAATTCGCATAAATACAATGCTAAACGAAGAGGTGTAGAATTTAATCTCACCTTTGACGAATGGAATAATTGGTGGTTAAGCCACGGTGTTGATAAACAAATTGTTACTCGTCGCGGTATAGGTGATGGAAATAAATTGTGTATGTGCCGTTATAACGATACAGGTCCATATGCGTTAAATAATATATATTGTGATACAAATTACAATAATGTTAAGGAACAATTATTAATGCGTTATAAAAACATAAAGGAAATGAACAATGGCTGAACTCCAGACCTTTACAAATGCCTATTTACAGGCAACAAGTGGAAATACAACTTACAGCAGAAATCAACTGCGCTGGAAGTTTTTATTAGATAGTTTTACAGGCGGACAAGCCTATAGAGAAGGCGCATATCTACAGCGATACGCATTAGAAAAAGATCAAGAATATGCAGTTAGATTACTAAACACACCACTAGATAATCAATGTCGCAGTCTAATCAGTTTATATACAAGTTTCTTATTTAGAACAGAACCAGAACGTGATTTCGGTGTATTAGAAGATAATCCGCAGATAGAAGCAATTCTTGAAGACGCAGATCTAGACGGACGCAGTATGGATGCGTTTATGAAAGATGTAGCACAATGGGCCAGTGTATTCGGTCATATGTGGATCTGTGTAGCAAAACCTAATGTCGGTGCTATTACACTAGCAGACGAACAAGCACTAGGAGCTAGACCATATCTAAGTCTATATAATCCATTAGCAGTCACAGACTGGCGTTGGGCCCGTCAGCCTAACGGCGGATATCAATTAGAATATATCAAGTATGTTGAAGAAGTCAATGGCACTGAAACAGTGGTCAAAGAGTGGACAGCTACAAGTATTACAACATATAAAGTAGATACGCAACAAGAAATTGTTTTAGAAATGACAGAAGAAATAAATGGTCTAGGCTATCTACCCTTCGTATGTGCTTACGCAGAACGTAGTCCAGTTAGAGGACTAGGCAACAGTTTAATCGATGATATCGCAGATCAACAGCGTATGATTTATAATGAACTTGCCGAAGTATATGACAGCATTAGATTAGACACACATCCAAGTTTAGTAGCCACAGCAGGCACAAACGCACAGGGTGCGGCAGCAGGTCAAGTTATCACTATGGAAGAGAACTTAGATCCAAACTTAAAGCCATATGTCTTACAATTCGAAGGCGGTCAAATCGATAAGATCTATAACTCAATCAACAATAGAAAAAAGATGATTGACTCAATGGGTAATGTCGGCGCAGTAAGAGCAACAGAGACTCGTGAGATGAGTGGTATCGCCATAGAAACAGAGTTTCAACTATTAAACGCAAGACTATCAAGCATAGCAGACAATCTAGAACTAGCAGAAGAACAAGTATGGCAAATCGTATATACATATATGGGCTATGCTTGGGATGGCGAAATAGATTACCCAAGCAACTTCGCATTACATAATACAGACAACGAGCTAGATCAAATGTTAAAGATCAAGCAACTAAGTCCTAGACCAGAAGTACAGTTAGAAATTGATAATCGCATTGCCGAAATGTTAGATATAGAAACACTAGAAGCAACATTAGGCACAGAAGTTCGAGAAGGTGAAGCACCATCAAACTTCGTTGCTCACTATATGGAGAATAGCCTAGGACAGCAATTATGGATCGAAACACCAGATGAACATACGCAGGCATTGGCTAATGGCTATGTCGAAATTGAATAAAATTATATAAATACAATACGGGAGAATTATCTCCTAAAATATAAACTCTTAAAGAGGCGAGGACTACGATGACCCAACAAGAAACATCGGCAACAGAGAACACTGATATCTCTCAAAATGATCAGGCAACAGAAAAGACTTTTACGCAGGCAGAAGTAAATGCTATTCTAGCAAAGACCAAAAGTCAACTAGAAAAGAAATACTCAAGCAAGTATGAAGAACTTGGTGATCCAGAGCAACTACGAGAA